GCTATGCCAAAAGCGTCTGTAGGGGTCTGTGCGGCGGGTGTTCCGGTCATAAGCCATACCCATGTGTCTGGGCCTATCAAAGAGTTCATCGTCTTCCAGCGGCTTGTCTGGGCGTTCTTATAGGCGTTGCCTTCATCAATGATTATTAGGTCAAAACCTCCAGCTTTTATCTCATCGTAAACTGTTGGGATTCCGTCATAGTTAATGACAACAAAATCGCTACCTCTCTCAACAATTCCTTTACGTTTAGCGGCTGACCCGTAGGCCACATCGACTGTTCGGTGCATGGCGAAGGTAAACAAGTCATTCCTCCAAGCCGAATCCATTATAGATAGAGGGCATACCACAAGGACTCTGTTAATAACCCCTTGGTTTAATAGGTAATCTGCTGCCCATATTGCACTTGCCGTCTTACCTGTACCCATCTCACTAAAGCAGAATGCTCGTTTGTTAAGAGTGAGAAATGCCGCTGTTGTTTTTTGATGCTCAAAGGGTTTGTGCTTACCTGTCCATTTGTATTTACCCATAATAGGTGAGGGTACTTTTATATTTAGGTTCCTTAGCACTCTTGTTTCTTCTAAGCCCCAGTGAACCAACACTCCGTTGTCTACAACTTGGCTCTTAGGTATCACTGTTGTTACTTTGTTAGGGTGTCTCAACCTCAAGTGAATGGCTTTGTTGTCTACTATCCGCATGTTTTACTTTTCTCCAGAGTCGCAAAAACCAGTGAACACGCTATGTGTCCACCAGAGTCCTATGTTGTCCGTGGTTATCCCACGTTGTTAGGCATTGCCTAACAGATTAACCCTTCTTCTTGTAGTTCCGTGCTCTATTCTTACTACGATCTTCTAACTTATAACTACCTTTCGCGTACTTCTTTGAATGGCTAAGGTCTTTGTCTTTGCGGGATGGTGCAGTCTTAGTCATAGTGCCTGTTTCTTTTTTGTCATACTCCCGCCGATCTGCTTGCCTACGCATTCTTGTCTCATGTTCGCCACGGTCTTTCTGCTGTTGGTATTCTTTTGCGTAAGGTCTTTTCTTATTGACGTATGCCACGGTTACGCCTTTTTCTTTGTTTTCTTTTTAGCGGCTTCGGACAAGTCTTTGAAATGAAACAACTTAACACTAGTCTTACCGTGGGTCTTGCCTGTGTGCGAAGAACCATCGGGCATTTTGTGAGTACCGCCTGTGTGTGCAGTACCGTCTTTTTTGTAGTGCTTTACACCTTTCATCCGTTGCTCCCTGTAGCCACATTCCGCATGAAGTTACCATCTTTGCCGCCTACAGGCGCTCCGTCAGGCTGTAATGGAGCAGGGCTTCCGCCGCCGCCACTAGGAGCCTGTACGGGCGCGTTGGGGTCTTGTGGCATTTGCTCTAGCATCATTTGCATCTGCTGCATCTGCTGCTGCATTTGCTCTATTTGCTTGTTTTTCTGTTCGAGAATTGTCATTTGCCCGCTGTTGGGTACAACTTTGTCGACGTTCATATTTAAGTTGCTAGCGGCATCTCGCAACAACTCTGCTGCGCCTGACTGCCCAACGACCTCAGTAGCTACAGGGCTATTGAGTACAAGGTTGAGGAACTCAGCGCGACGTATAGCGTCAGCTTCCTTGACGACTAATGAGCTAGCGCCCCGTGCGACTATGTGCATATCGCCAATAATATCTGGGTCTTCACTATAGCGTAAGTTGTCGTGATATAGCCGCTCTATTGCGGGCACTATGACGTTCTTATCTATGTTGTTAATAACCTGCTTTATGCCTTTCCCTGCGTTTGAGATCATCATAGACAGTCCAGATGACGTTCTCCCTGCTCCGGGGGTGTGTTGCCCCGACATGTACTTAGGAATCATAGTGTCTTCATCTGCCCTGTCAGAAAACTTTTCCAATACAGCCATTAGTTCTTGTGCGTTAGACGGGGGCGTAAAAAACTCTAAAGGCTTCGTACCGTCGTTATACTCACTAGACTCAAACTGCCATATTTTCCATGGGTGAAGGTCAGTAATATCTTCCCCCGGAGGCATACGGCTAACATTTACGCCAACTTGTGGGCCAGATGATATACCCATATTGTTAGCTAGCGCCCGTGCTGAGGCGTTAACCATAGACTGGGAGTCTCTACACAAATCTGCGACTCCATTGCCATCAACAGACCCCGGTTTAGCTTCATAAGAAGTGAGGTAGTATGGCTTGCGGCCAATAGGGTCGTAGTTAAGAACTGCCCTAATTACTGTGTCGCCCATAAGCCACACTTCACATGGGTAGCTTAGCGAAGGGTCAGGTATCTGTTCTTCGTCCATGCCCCACTCAAGTAGCAAGCTACCTTCTATGGAGTCCCAAAGCTGTACAGCGTCTATTAAATCTTCGGAGTTTTCAGCGTCGTAGGGCTTACCTTCGGCTTCAGATATAGCTGAGTCCGTCCACAGCCAATCAGTAAAGCTGCCGCCACCAAAGTCGCTAAGTACGGCGCGTATAGCGTCCTCGTTGTATCCCGGCACTCCTATAAACGCTTGGAGGCTATCCCTAGTTAGCTTGTGACGCTCAATGATAAAACCATCATTTATATCCCACGCCCAAGGTGCCCAGTAGAGCATAAACGGGTCTACACGCTCCCACTCGTTGCGGATTGTCTCTACGGCTTGCATAGAGCCTTCTTTCCACTGCATTATTTTGCGGCGACGTTTTATCGGCCCTTTGATGCACGCGAAAGGAAATGTCACTACATCGTCTATAAATTCATTAAAGGCTTTGCTCCACCCGCCTTCTGTGAGTTGATCTTCCATCTTGCGCTCCATACGACGAACGCGCATTTCTGCCTCGTCTTGGTAGGCGCGATATGCTTCGTCCTCCATTTCTTGCGCTATCTCTCGGAGCTGCCCTTCATCTGGCATGGGCATACCTTGCTGCATCTCGGCTTGTAGCTGTGTGGCTAGCTCAGCCTTGATGACATTTAAAACATCTTCAGGTAGGTCAGGTTCTGGAGTAGGGTCTATTGACCAAGGCTTGTCAGTACCCTTACCGAGCAAAGTGTCACGCAGCCAACTAGTTGCCGCTCTACACTTGACGCTGGTGGTGCGGATAAATATTTCAGACCCACCCTGTTGCTTAATATCGGAAGACATAGACGGGTCGTACTCGCCGTTGCGTTGGCGCAAACACTCCAGCATCCTTTCTTCTAGGTCACGTCGGCCATCCCTAGCTGTTTCCCAGCGGCGTCTTACATGTGCCGCTAAACCCTGTAGCGTCGCACTTGCTTGCATTTCCGTGTTCCGCTTTTTAGAATCACGCTCTAAATCAGCAACACTCGCCGCTGGCACTAGCATTGGCCCCATTTTGTCCATTATTTATCTACCCTTTTAATGATTTGGCCCCAGAACATTTCCATCGCTTGCGCGACAAATTATTAGGGGTGTTGGGGTCGGCTGCTTTTTTCTTAGATAAGCCTTTTTTAATTCCTAAACTTCTTGCGCAGTAGCTGTCGCCTTTAGAAGTTCCAGCTTTGACTCTGGCACCGCCCCCTTTGGCTTTGCCCGCCTGACCATAACTAACTCTCTTGCCGCTAGCCGTTATCTTTACCTTAGCCTTTCCTTTGGCGGGTTTACGCGTTGCCACTGTTAATTTACCTGTTAAGTATAAACATAGCTAGACTTTACCACATTGCGGCGAGTGTTACGCTGCGCAACACCCCGAACGTGCATGTCCATAATACTGTCTGCATATTGGTTTGCGTCGTGGATGTGTGAATATTCGTTTTTCTCTGGTGAATTCTCAAGCTCTCCACTTCTTTTCTTTTTGTACCTGTACCCATGCTGGAAGCCTTTTATCAGCATTTTGCACGATGTATCTATAAGATACGCGCCTTCTCCATCTAGCTGCTGAGACAATAGCCGCTCAACTGCTTGGATTCTATAGTCTGGCTTGTTTGAGGGAGGCTTTACACACCTATACCCCGCGTTGCGCAGTGCATCTACCAGCGTTAGCTCATTCAACTGCTGCTTCATAAACCCTGCTGGGTCAGGCGCACAGACTATGTCGTAACCAGCGTACTTGTTTGCTATATGCGGTGTCAACTTTAAGCGAATAAAGGTTTCTATGCCCATATTCTCTGAGGTCAGCTCTGACAGAGTGATTACACGTCCGCGAGGGTCGCGTTGTTTAAACACTGCCGCTGGTGTCCTACCGAAGTCAATCCCCACAATTATAGGGTACTCATAGCTCTCAATAGGCAGCAGCTTATCTTTGGCAATGTGAAAGCCAGAGTTAAAAACTTTGTCGTACACAGGGGTTCCTGCTAAAGAACGCCCAAACTTGTTGTGTATGTAAACAGCAATCCAGTCTTCA